GACGGAATCAGAGAACCAGTAGCGGGTTCTTTCATGTATGGTAACAACATCATCTCTGGTGCAGTTGTTCCTTCATCAAACGCTATAGGTCTACACTTCTACCCAATTTGGGAAGCAGCAACAGTAGACGAGTGGTTATACAATGGCGGTCCTTACCAGTTAATTATTTTCCACTTCCTAATCGGAATCTCTGCCTACATGGGTAGACAGTGGGAATTATCATACAGACTAGGTATGAGACCTTGGATATGCGTTGCATATTCAGCACCTGTATCTGCTGCGTTCGCAGTATTCTTAGTATACCCATTCGGTCAGGGTTCATTCTCTGATGGTATGCCACTAGGTATCTCAGGTACATTTAACTTCATGTTCGTGTTCCAGGCAGAGCACAACATTCTTATGCACCCATTCCATATGGCTGGTGTTGCTGGAATGTTCGGAGGATCTTTATTCTCTGCAATGCACGGTTCTCTAGTTACTTCATCTCTAATCAAAGAGACAACAGAAACAGAATCACAGAACTACGGTTACAAATTTGGACAAGAAGAAGAAACATACAACATCGTAGCTGCACACGGTTACTTTGGTCGTCTTATCTTCCAGTATGCTTCATTCAACAACTCACGTTCACTACACTTCTTCCTAGCAGTGTTCCCAGTAGTCTGTGTATGGTTAACCTCAATGGGTATCTGTACAATGGCTTTCAACCTTAACGGTTTCAACTTCAACCAATCAGTTGTAGATGTAAACGGTAAGATCATTCCAACATGGGGTGACGTTCTTAACAGAGCAAACCTTGGAATGGAAGTAATGCACGAAAGAAATGCACACAACTTCCCACTAGACCTTGCATCAGCAGAGTCTACACAGGTTGCATTAACAGCACCTTCTATCGGATAATTTCTGATCAGATATACTAATCAAAGACCCCTTTACAGGGGTCTTTTTTTGTGTCATAGTAACTGAGTCGAAGGGACTATCGCATATTGGTTAATGCCCTCTGCTTATAACGGAGTGAACCGAGTTCAATTCTCGGTAGTCCTATTCGACTCAGTAGCTCAATGGAATAGAGCAATTGCCTTCTAAGCAATTGGTTGTAGGTTCGAGTCCTACCTGAGTCGCCTTGGGAGTGTAGTCCAACGGCAGAGACAGGAGACTTAAAATCTCTACAGTGTGGGTTCGATTCCCACTACTCCTATGGACAAACAAATTCACTGATGGTATAATAATTATATTATGGAATGTAAACCAGTTGGTAAAACCAAACAATGTACTATGTGTAAGCAAATCTTACCCATAGAAAATTTTCAAATTGCTACTAAAGAAGGTCATAGGAGAGGTAAATGTAAACCTTGTGAAATAGAACACAGACATAGACGTAATGGTACTTGGGAAGAACATCAAAAAGAACAAGCATATAGAGAAGAACTTCACTCTCTTCAGAAGGAAGGAAAGAGAAGATGTAGAATATGTAATGAAGTAAAAATTCTTGATGAGTTTTATAGTAGTAATTCTCATAAAGTTTTTTACAATAAGAAATCATATTGTAAAAGTTGTGCTTATGAAACTTGGCAAAAACCATATAGACAACTGCCAGAAACTCGTGCAAAAAAACGTGGGTATGATAAAAAATACAGATCAAAACCAGGCGTTAAAAAAAGAATTCATAAACAATTAAATGAAAAATATCATAATGATCCTGCATTTAAAATAAAACACCTTATGCGTGGTAGATTGAATAAGGTTTTAGATAGAAAAAAGACAACTAAAAGATTCACACAAGAATTGGGATGCACCTTTGATGAGTTAGTTGTTCATCTAGAATCTCAGTTTTACCCTAACCCAAGGACAGGTGAAATAATGAGTTGGGATAATCATGGTGTGCATGGTTGGCATGTTGATCATATTAAACCTCTTCATGAGTTTGACTTGTATAATGATGAGGAGTTCAAAGAAGCTGCTCACTATACAAACCTACAACCTTTATGGTGGTGGCAAAATTTGGAAAAAAATAGAAGATGCTGAAATCAATTCTGTATGGTAATTACTCAGTTCCTTTGGGTAAAAAGGTAACAGATTTTGATGTCAAGGTAACTAATATACAATGTGTGAGAGATTTTATAGAGACATGGCACTACTCAAAGAGCGTTAATGGACTCAGAATATCTCATGTATTTGGATTGTATTGTGATGACACCTTGATCGGTGCAATGATATATGGTCCTTTGGGTATGGCAAATGCTTGGAGGAAGTATGGAGAGAGTGAGAGTGATGTCATTGAACTTAGGAGACTATGTTGCATTGATGCCACCCCCAAGTGTACAGAGAGTTACTTCATAGGAAAGACTCAGAGGTGGTTAAAAAAGAATACTGATCATAAGATTATTGTTTCATATGCAGACGCATACCACGGTCATACAGGAGTCATATATCGTGCAACAAATTTCAAACATGAAGGACTAACATCGCCAGGCAGACTCATAAAATATGGAGATAAAACTTATCATGATAAGGCAATCAGAACAAAGTATAAGAATAAATTAAAACCATTTGCACAGAAACTTAGAGATGCACTGGAGTCAGGGGATGCACATTATGTGAACACGCCAGGCAAACACATTTACACTTTTAGATTGAGATGATATAATCTAAATAGTTTTTTTAGGATAAGATTATGTCTTGCGGAGACCACGAAAAAATGAATCCTATCGTACATGGTTTTTACCATGTAAAGGAATGGGATAAGAAAATGGCAAAAAAATTTCAAGATAAGTTTGGTCTTACAGACTATCAAATGAAGTGCATTGCTTTCGCTAAAGGGTTTATCATCGGTGCTATTCTCCTTTGAAAAGACCTTCGGGGAAGGCGTAGACCCTTGGTATGATAAAGCTGAGAGATGGGTAAAGAAAAAATTCAAGAACCCATTTGTACAACACCTTGCACTAGGTTTCATCGAATGGTTGAAACAACAGTGGATTGAAGTCAAGGTTGCCAATGCAATGAGAGATATTGACAAACAATCAGAACAAATCAAAAAACTCTGGGAGGAACAAGATGACAGAAGAGAACCGATTATCGTGGAGAAAGGAGTATTTGGACATGAAGGCTGGTCTATCGAAATTTCAAACCCGATTGTTGGAGGAGGGTCCACATCAACTGGCACAGGCATGGTTACTCCAAGCGATGCACAATGATTACAAGACAATGAAGGGGATTAAAGAACCTCGTTACCGTGAATCTGGTTATCAAACAACACTCAAAGAGTGGTTCCAAACTTACGAAACCAAATGAATTTCACCGTTTACTCAAAATCAGGATGTGGTTATTGCGAGAAAGTTATTTCTGTGTTACAATTAGCAGAACTAAACTTTGTAGAATATAAACTTGATCGAGACTTCGACAAGAAACAATTTTACTCTCAGTTTGGAGAGGGATCTACCTTCCCTCAAGTCTCGGTAGACTCATATACCATTGGTGGCGCTGCCGATACTGTTAAATACTTACAAGAATACAATTTAGTATAATTATGATACATTTGCGTGACGACATTCTCAAGTCACAAATTCATTATTATGAAGGTTTAATCGCCAAACATAAGCAGAATGTCGAAGTGTACCTTACCTACCCTGTAGGTATAGGAGAACACCCTGATATCATGGCAGCAATAGACAGTGAAATAAATTCTATCGCTCAAGCACATGAGAAGATTGAAATTATCAATCACTATTTCTTAGGGAGGTAACATGGCACGACACGGAAACTTAGAACCAGAAGAGGATTGGTTTAGACCAACACCAAAAGAACATGTCAATGATCTTTGGGAAGACATGGACAGACTTAATGCTCTCTATGAAGAGATGGATTGGCCATCAGAGGATGTATTAGACTTCGTTCCTGACTACGAGAACAACCAAATCATTATTAGAAACAGATCTAAACATGGAAGATAGAGATTATCTAGAATTGATGCTTGCTAAGATTAATAAACTAGAACAGGCTATCAATAGTATGAAAGAAACTTTGGAAGAACACAAATTGGAACATGGTTTCGAGAAGATGCAAGACGGTGGTGTGAATAGAAACTTTGGAGGCCCAACTGGTATGCCTCCAGGCATGGGTGGTGGTGGAATGGATCGTGGTTATGGTATGCCTGGAATGGGTGCCCCTATGTCAGACCCATCAAGACCACCTGGCATGTAAAATTAGCTTTTAAAACATAAAAAGCTGGAAAAAAAATTCGGGTAAAAATTTGAGCCGTAGGGTCGCATGAAATTATTAGGTCTGAGATTAGATGCTCATGATGCAAACGTAACATACTATGATGGTGAAACTGTAAGATACAGATCTTTCGAGAGAGATTATCAATGTAAGCATGTTGGTTTTGAAGATGGCATATATGAATGGACAAGAATATTAGAGGATTGGAATATTCAACCTTGGTTTGTTGATGGTGTCTGCATCATCATGGATTGTGCTGGAACCGAATATGAAAGGATGGGTGTCGTACATCAATCCATTGCCATAAATTCTAAAGAGATATCAGAAGTAGTAGATATACCTTTTTTCAGAGACATAGGATTTAGATGCCCTATTCATAGAATAGATCATCACTATGCACATACATTAAGTTTCTGGCCTATGAAGGTCAAACCAAATATTCACTTTGTCTTTGATGGATTCGGTGATGATTGGATGTATCGTAGTGTGTGGAGAGATGACGAACTCATAGACTATGGTAAGACTGAAGGTATATTTCCAAGTCAACAGGGTTCTCCTAGTCTTGGATTTATTATGACTAGGATGGGTGCTGCCTTACAGATGGGTGGTCACTATTTAGATCAGGCAGGGAAAATCATGGCTCTAAAAGCGTTTGGTAAACATAATCCAGACGTATGTGATAAGAGTCTAGGTATAGATGATCTGGAAATATTATGGGATTTTGATGTAATAGATCGACATCTCAATGATCAACAATACATTATGGATTATATCCATACAGCACATGAATATACAGAACAAATATATCTAAGACACTTTCAAAAGTTTGTTAGACCAGATGACATTGTAGGATACTCTGGTGGCGTGGCACAGAATACTATTATCAATAAGGTACTGAAAGATGCCATACCCAATCTAGTCATACCTCCACACGCATACGATCAAGGTCTGAGTCTTGGTGCGATAGAGTTTCTAAGAAGAGAACATAATTTGATGCCTCTTCCCTCAGAAGGATTCCCTTTCATGCAAGATGATCAGGCACCAACTAGCAGACCATCTACAAAGACTATCAAGGACACTGCCGAACTACTAGCACAGGGAAAGATTGTCGGATGGTATCAAGGACATGGAGAGGTAGGCCCCAGAGCATTAGGTAATAGAAGTATATTGATGAATCCATTTGATCAACATGGTAAAGATTATATTAATAACAAGGTAAAACATAGAGAACCATTCAGACCTTTTGGAGCTTCTGTAATAGAAAATAAAGTATCACAGTATTTCTATTGGAATGGTCCTTCTCCGTACATGTTATATGTCATGGATGTATTAGAACCAGATAGATTCCCATGTATAACTCATGCTGACGGTACTTGTAGAGTGAATACCGTATCTCCAGAACAAGAAGATTACTATACTTTACTACAGGAATATGAGAAGTTAACTGGTGCTCCTGTCTTACTGAATACCTCCTTGAATAAAGGTGGAAAACCAATTGCAGGCAGGATCGGAGATGCTTTGGGTCTATACTATGAGTCTGGCCTAGATAGCATAGTGATAGGTGATGAGATAAAAGACAAACCTTAAGATTTCGTAAAAATGTATCAAAAATGTAGTTTAAGATACCGTTAACTTGACTAAATACTAACATATGTGTTATAATTAACACAATCGTTCATCTTATGATAGAACTTAGTCTCCTAACATTACTCCTCTCTGAGCATAACTCATTCCATTGGGATATGTCATGTGCAGATTGGAATCGGAACAGAATCGAGATTCTCAGCGATGAAACTCTTGGTTCTGATGCACAGGAGTACCTTCTTGATTACCTCCGTACGAAAGTCGAAGGTGATTGTGAAACTTATATCATAGGACGCAAGTAAGCCGACTCGGAACGGATCGTTCATCCCGAAAGGGACGCAAAAGTTCGCTAAAGGAACGGGGCCTTAAAATCCACTTACTTTAGGAGAAACCAAATGGCAAAAGTCACATACAGAGGAGTCGAGTACGACTCAAAGGAGTACAACGCAAAGGTACTCGCAGAAGCAGCACAGCGCCAAAGACATGAACTCATGTACAGAGGCTTGAAAGTTGCTAAGTCTGTATAATCAGACCCATACTTGTCTGATAAACCCCTACATATCGTAGGGGTTTTTTTATGTCAGGGAACAAAAATTAAGAAAAGTTTAAATGTAGTTAAAGATACAGTTATTTTTGTTATATAATATAGTTTATCTAGAAAAACTAATGAAAGCATTCGCAGTTGCCCTGCTCGGTTTAGGATTCATTCCTTCCGCAATCGCAGGTCCGTATGTATCCACTAA